CATATGATCTATGACATTGTCGCCCGGATACTGGCCGCGCTCTTCATTGCCCTGCTGATGCCGTTCATCATGATGGTGTTCCTGCTGGTGGCTACCGTGGCGATGATGCGGACGCTGTTTGAACCTAGAGACAAAGACCCGGAGTTCTGGGAATGACTGAGATATACGCCTTGTGTGACCCAAAGACTGGCTGTATCAGGTACATCGGCCAGTCAAAAGACTCTGCCGAAAGGCTAAAGAGGCACATCCGTGATGCCAAGCGCAGAACCACACCTGTCTACTTGTGGATCAGCGAATTGGCCTCCAAAGGCCTTGTTCCTGTCGTTAAGGTACTTGAAGTGACAGAAAACGGGGACGATGGGGAGAGCAAACAGATAGAACTATCGCGTGCGCGAGGTGATCAGCTGCTCAATGTCTCGGATGGAGGTAAACATATCTTCATCAGTGATGAGCAAAGATCGGCCAATGGCAAGATCATGAACGAACGGCTGGCGGCCAATAAAAAACTTCATCAAATTACGAAGATCAAGAGGCAGATTGCATCGGCTATAAAAGAAGGTCACGTTACAAACGAAACTAGGGCCAAACTCAGGTACGCGGCGTGGAAACGCCCAGACCTGTTTGGACTATGGTTGACGCTTGAAGATAGGGTAGAGGTATGACGGCTCCATTGAAGTGGACAAAAAGCCTTATTGAGAAGCTATGCGATGAGATAGCCAGCGGCCGATCTATTCACGAAATATGCGCCAATGAGAAGTGGTGTCCAAGCGAACCAAGCATCTACCGTCAAATGGCTAAAGATGCAAACTTCCGTTCTGCTATCAATGCGGCAAGAGCGGCCCAGCAAGAGCGCGAAGTAGAAGAGTGTATCCGCATGGCCGACATGGCCACTCCTGAAGATTGGCAAGTGGTTAAACTGAGGATTTGGGCAAGACAGTGGAGAGCATCAAAGCTAGCTCCAAAGAAGTACGGAGAAAAACTCGACTTGAGCAGCTCCGACGGGTCTATGACTCCATCAATTTCAGTCAATTTTGTTAAGCCTACACAAGGCAAAAACAGTGGCTAATACTGAACTGCCAGAATGGGCCGAATGTCTCTTCAAAGAGAACGTGAGATATTTTGCAATTTATGGTGGCCGTGGCTCTGCTAAATCAAGATCAATTGCGTCAGCATTGATTATTCAAGCTGCAAATAGGCCGCTTAGGATTTTATGCGCAAGGGAAATACAAAAGAGCATCCGAGATTCTGTGAAGCGTCTACTTGATGACGAAATAGAACGCTGCGAACTCGGATCATTTTTTGTTAGCACTGACACAGAAATAAGAGGGCAAAACGGATCGCTGTTTCTGTTTGCTGGGTTGCGATCAAATATTGATTCCATCAAATCAATGGAAGGCATTGATATTTGCTGGATAGAAGAAGCGCAAACCATAAGCCAAAGCAGTCTTGATACGCTCATTCCAACCATAAGAAAGCCTGACAGCAAACTGTATTTCAGTTGGAACCCTAAGTATTCAAGTGATCCGGTGGACGCGATGTTTGTAAACAGCAATCCTCCACCCAGGTCTATCGTGCTTCAAGTCAACTGGCAGCAGAACCCATGGTTCCCTGACGTGCTACGCGCCGAGATGGAGTACGACCGCAACCGCGACCCGGACAAGTACGCTCACGTCTGGCAAGGCCAGTACTTGCAGAACTCCGAGGCCCGCGTGTTCCGCAACTGGCGCGTGGAGGAGTTTGATGCTCCGGCCGATGCCGTTCACAGGCTTGGCGCTGACTGGGGCTTTGCTGTAGACCCGACGGTGCTGGTGCGCTGTCACATTGTCGGCAGGACGCTATACATTGACCACGAAGCCTATATGGTAGGCTGTGAGATCATGGACACGCCCTCGCTGTTTATGACCGTCCCAGAGGCCGAGAAGTGGCCTATCGTGGCTGACAGCTCCAGGCCGGAGACCATCGCCCACATGCGGAAGCATGGCTTTCCGAAGATCATGGCCGCGGTCAAAGGGCCGAAGTCCGTCGAGGAAGGCATCGAATGGCTCAAGTCGTTTGATATCGTGGTTCACCCGCGCTGCACGCACACCATCGACGAGCTGACCCTGTATCGCTACAAGTCCGACCCGCTGACAGGCCGCGTCCTGCCGGTGCTGGAGGACAAATCAAACCACTTGATCGACGCTTTGCGCTATGCTTGTGAGGGAGTACGCCGCGCTGCGAATGTCAAGCCGGTACAAAATTTTACGCCGTTGGCGACCGCCAACCGCTGGAGGTAATCAATGGCCCGTATGACGAAAGACCAGTACCTTGCGAACCTGCACGCCGAGGCCTTGCGCGAGTTCGATGACATCCAGTCAGCCCTGCGCGACGAAAGACTCGCCTGCCTCCAAGACCGGCGGTTCTACTCAATAGCAGGTGCGCAGTGGGAAGGCCCCATTGGCCAGCAGTTCGAGAATAAGCCCAAGTTCGAGGTCAACAAGATCATGCTGGCGGTCATGCGGATCATCTCCGAGTACCGCAACAACCGCACGACCGTCGACTTCGTATCGAAAGATGGCACCAAGGACAACAAACTGGCAGACGTATGCGACGGCCTGTTCCGCGCCGATGAGATTGACAGCGTGGCCGAGGAAGCCTACGACAACGCATTCGAGGAAGCCGTGGCCGGCGGCTTTGGGGCGTTCAGGCTCCGCACTGAGTGGGAGGACGAGTACGACGAGGACAACGACCGCCAGCGCATCCGCATCGAGCCTATCTTCGACGCTGACAGTTCGGTGTTTTTCGACCTCAACGCCAAGCGCCAGGACAAGTCCGACGCGACCCGCTGCTTTGTCATCACTGCCGTAACCCGCGCAGCCTATGAGGCTGAATGGGGTGATGACCCGGCAAGCTGGCCAAAGGAGGTCTATCAGACGGAGTTTGACTGGCTGACGCCTGATGTGGTCTACATCGCCGAATACTACCGCGTCGAGGACGTACGCGAGACGGTGCGCATCTTCCAGAACCTTGACGGCACAGAAGAGCGCTATATGGAGCGCGACTTTGAGGCTGACCCTGAGCTGGAGACTACGCTGGCGGCCATCGGCAGCGTTGAGGTCAGGCAAAAGAAGGTCAAGCGTCGCAAGGTGCGCAAGTACATCATGAACGGTGCACGCATCATTGAGGACTTGGGCCACATCGCCGGCAAGTGCATTCCGGTTATCCCGGTCTACGGCAAGCGCTGGTTTATCGACAACGTGGAACGGTGCATGGGCCACGTCCGGCTGGCCAAGGACGCGCAGCGCCTGGCTAACATGCAGCGGAGTAAACTTGGCGAGATTGCCGCGCTGTCCAGCATCGAGAAGCCCATCTTCCTGCCGGAGCAGGTCGCCGGGCATCAGCTGATGTGGTCTGAGGACAATCTGAAAAACTACCCGTACCTGCTGCTCAACCCTGTGACCGACCAGAACGGCAACAGCGCCGCGACAGGGCCGGTCGGCTATACCAAGCCGCCTGTCGTCCCGCCAGCCATGGAGGCGCTTCTGACAGTCACTGAGAAGGATATGCAGGACGTGCTGGGCAACCAGCAGCAAGCCGACAAGATGGTCAGCAACATCAGCGGCAAGGCGGTCGAGCTGATCCAGCAGCGCGTGGATATGCAGAGCTTCATTTACATCAGCAACTGGTCGAAGGCGGTCAAGCGTTGTGGCGAGGTCTGGCTGGAGATGGCCCGCGATGTATACGTCGAAAAGGGCCGCAAGATGAAAACCGTTGGCGGTCAAGACGAGGTGGACAGCGTTGAGCTGATGCGCCCGGTGCTTGGCGAGAACGGCGAGGTGGAGGTCGAGAACGACATGTCTGCCGCTACCTTCGATGTGACCGTCGACGTTGGGCCATCGAGCAGCAGCAAGCGTCAGGCAACCGTTCGCGCACTGATGGGCATGATACAAATCACGCAAGACCCTGAGATCGCCCAGGTACTCCAGTCCATGGCCATCATGAACATGGAAGGCGAAGGCATCGCAGACGTGCGCGACTTCTTCCGCGAGCGGCTGTTGCGCCTCGGCGTGGTCAAGCCCACGCAAGAGGAAGCCATGCGCCTCATGGAAGAGCAGATGCAGGCCCAGCAAGCGCAAGACCCGAACGCAATCTTCCTGCAAGCCGCGGCCGAGGAAGCGATTGCCAAGGCTGCCCGCGCTCGCGCCGATACAGTCCGCACCGTGGCCGACAGCGAGCTGATCCGCGCCAAGACGGTTGAGACGCTGGCCAAGGT